CAACTTCCATCTGGTCCAAGCTCGTCCCCAATGTGCGCGTATGTATAGCAATAACCATACCAATCGTCGGATGGCGAGCCTACCCTTACCCTTAAATCCAGGAGAAAGTGGCTCAAATCGAATCCTCGTGCCTTTTATGGCTATTCTAAAAGGGCAGGGCTTAAATCTGGCCCCACCATCGGTTTTTTTTTATTTAATTTTTTTGTAGTGTAGACCCAATCAAACACTTTTTTTTATTTGACTCTTTACATCCTCTCCTATATTTAGCTATCTAATCATATGGACATCGATGACTTGTCAGTATGCGTATGTATGTGGTGCGATAATTCTTTTTATATACTTGAGCTACCACTAGGCATCAATGACCCTATTTATTGTCCATATTGTGGCATAAGTTTTGAACAAACGATAGATATAAGCGAAAATGAGCGGTAAACATTGTAGTGAGTGTGGGTGTATGAATACATCAGATAACCCTGTGAGTGATGTGGTAGATCAAAACACAGGTATTATAGATTATTTGTGCTTACAATGTATAACTGAGCGAGCATATTACAAGGAGGAGCAAGATGGGACATTTTCCTAATTTACCGCATAAATATAGTCCAGATGCACAAGAAGAACGTAATTGGAAAGCAAAAAATAAGCGTGAAGGTCGTGAAGGATTGAACTATAACTATGCAAAATTCGACAAAGAAAAGTATCGTAAAAATTATGACGACATAGATTGGAGTAAATGAGTGCGCAAGAAATATTTGATCAAATTAAGAAAGCCGACAATAAAATCAATTGGTCTATTGCCTCAGAACTTGCAGAATTTAGAAGAAGAGCGAAGAAAAATGTCAAAATTGATGATGTTGATTTTTCTGATAAAAAGGCTGTAGAGCAAGACTTATATAGCGAGTTAAGAAAAGCATATAAGACTGGTAATGTGGCAGGGGCTAAAGAATTAGCTAGACTGTTAAACATAGGTGAAGCAACACAAGACATAATTATTCAGGTGGTAGATTTTGCAAACGCATACAACGAAGAAGATACAGTTACCGCAGCTGAAACCAAGGTTTTACCAAATAAATTGTTGGAGAGCGTTGGATCAGGGCAAGAAGAATCTATTGATTAGTTGGCCCCGAAGACATGGTAAGGATGTAACTACTGCAAGTATACTGTCAAAACGTGCAATGCAGCGTGTTGGCTCGTATTATTATTTATTTCCTACAAGAAAATGGGCAGAGCGTGCTATTTGGAACAATATTGTAACTATTAATGGCAAGGGTGGGCATCTATTAGACCTTATCTTTCCACCTGAAATAGTATCTTATAAAAACAATACAGATATGAAAGTTGGTCTTATCAATGGCTCTGTAATTAACTTTAGTGGTACAGATAACCTTGATTTCGTAGGGCAGGGTGGTTATGGATATGCTCTATCTGAGTTTTCTTTGCATAAAGCAGAGGTTACAGGGTTTCTTGCACCTATATTAGATGAAGGTAACTCCTGGATTATGATGAATGGTACAATGCGTGGTAAGAAAAACCAACTGTATCAGATGTATGAGTCTAACAAAGATCATTCTGATTGGTTTTGTGAGTGGCTTACTCCTGAACAAACAAAGCGATATGCTTGGGTTGGCGATGAGATGAATCTCAATCCGGAGCTGTTACAAAAAATTGATCCCTTAACAGGGATACCATATCTCAACGTACAAGACAGAGTTGACTCAAAAATGATTTCGTATTCATTAGCAAGACAGGAGTATTTAAACGAAGCAGTAGCTGATGTGGCTAATTCTGTGTATGGGTTTGAGATGACTAAGCTAGAAGATAAAGGTAGTATTGGTGTGTTTGACCCACCTAATGAGCCTGTATATACGTTTTGGGACCTGGGTATGGATGACCCAACAGCTATAGTATTTGCAAAAATAATAAACAAGCAGATATACATTATAGATTTTTATGAGAACACAGGACATGATATTGGACACTACATTGACATAATTAATAGTAAAAATTATAAGTATGCGGGCCACTTTATGCCACATGATGCTAAGAAAAGAAACAATACTGTAGGTGTTAACATACTTGATTTTTGTAGAACAGAGTATAATTTTAGAGCAGAGCCTATACCAAAAACTAATTCTGTGCGTGATGATATAGAGATTGTTAGACGTAATCTTCCGGATATATTGATAGATGAAAAAGTAGATACACTTATAGATCATTTAAAAAATTATCAATGGAATCCTACTACTGGTAAAATACTACATAACGAGCATTCACACGCAGCAGATGCAGTTCGTATGATGTTTATGGCTTATCATCATGGCATGATAAAAGAATATTTAATTAAATCAAATAAACCTATAGTGGAATATGTAACAGATGATTGGATGATATTATGACACCATTCGAAAGTTTTTTAGATTTTTATAAAGATGAAGATGCATTAAGTGTTTTAGAAGATTGTTCTCATATTTATTGCGATAATGAGGTGTTTGTATGTGGATATATCACAAATTCTAGGTCTATAGGTAAAAAAACTAATATATCACTTGACATTGGTGATACTTGGTATGTAGTTTTCGCAGCAGGTAATATTACAAAATTGTATGATCACTTTGAAAAGTTGCCATACATATGTTTTTACAGAAATTTAAAAGATACAAAATTAAGAATTTTAGATTATAAAAGATTTAGGAGAATATATGGGAAGCAAAAAAACAACAGTTATTAAGCCACCAAAAATTCAACAACCTATGGAAGCAATAGACCCAGTAGATGTTACAATGACAGCTACAGATTATCAAAGAGCTGCTACTGCTGATGACATGACTATGCAAAGCACTATTCTTACAAAACCAAAAAGAAAAAAGAAAACAGATGAAACGCAAACCAATACCTTAATGAGCGGTTATGGAAGCTAGAGATATAATAAAAAAATATGATTCTATGAGTTCCCATGTTATTGGTAATTGGTTGAACTTATGGCAAGAGTGTGCTGATTGGTGTTATCAATCAAATGATAATATAAATCGTATTCGTGTAGCTGGTCAAGAAAAGCCACCACAACGTATGATAGATACTTGTATAGAAGCAAATAATACTTTTGCAGCAGGCTTCTTCTCACATATGTTTCCACCAAATACTGTATGGGCTAGATACAGACATCCTGATCCAAGAACTATGCAAAATGAAGACGTTGCTTATTATTTTGAGCAAGTAAGTCGTATAGCACATAGAGTTCTTATTGGCTCTAATTTTGCACAAGAAGAGTTTCAAGCTTTATTATCTATGGGATGTTTTGGAACGAATTGCTTAACTTTAGAAGAAGATGATAAATCAGTTATACGATTTAAAAATCTAGTAATATCTAATGTTAGAATAGATGAAAATCATTTAGGTGAAGTAGATACTATAGCTAGAGAATATAAATTAAATATTCGCCAAGCTATACAAAAATTTGGAATAGAAGCATTAAAATCTGCAAACTTTAATGATATTGATGCTATATTAAAAAATAATCCAAACAAAAAATATACATTTATACAATGTGTACAACCTAGATTAGATTATAATCCTAAAGGTTTAAAAGCTACAGATAAACCATTTGCTTCTTATCATGTATGCAAAGAAACAAACTCTATAGTTTTAGAATCAGGTTTTGACTATAACCCATATAAAGTATCTAGATTTGTTGTAGGAAACGAAGAAATATATGGTCGATCACCTATGAGCATGGTGTTAGGTACTGCAAGAAGAACTAATGTTGTTTATAGATCACTTATGGTTTCAGCAGAACAACACTCTAATCCACAATGGCTTATACCTGATGACGATAGTGTTAGTGGTATGAGTAATAGAGCAGGCTCGTTTATTAGATGGCGTGCTACTAATCCTAATGGTAAACCTGAAAGACTAGCACCTAATGGTAATCCACAACTTGCAAATGAAATGTACAAACAACATGATGATCAAATCAAACGTATGTTTTATAATCATTTATTTAGACCATTAGATCAATACAGAAACATGACTGCTACTGAGGTTAATGAAAGAATGACTACAGATTTAATGACGTTAGCACCATTTGTTTCTCGTTATATAGAAGAACACGTTACTCCAGTTATGGAACACGTTTACTACATTTTAGCTAAGAAAAAATTATTACCACCATTACCTGAAATATTAAGAAATGACCCACAATACGAAATAGATTATGTAGGTAGATTGTCTATGGCAACAAAAGCTTTTGAAACTATGGGTGCAATACAAACTTTAAGAATGTTTGGCGAAGTATCACAACTAGACCCAAGAATGTTACAATCATTAGATAATGTCGATAAAGATAAATTCTTTAGAGAGATATGGTATGCTAATAGTTCTAGCATGAATGCATTAAAAGACCCAAGTGTTGTTAAAGATGAAAGAGAACAACAAGCTGCTGCTATGGCAGAACAACAATCTATACAACAAGCACCTGCTGTAGCTGATGCAATACAAAAATTAAGTGGTGGAGTTGACGAAACTAGTATTCTTAATAATCAACTAGAGGAATAATGGAAGCTATAAATCTTGTAAAAATATATGAATCTGCATTAAATACAGAAAATGGAGATAAAATTATCCAGGACCTGCGTGATTTTTGTGGTATTGATAAGCAAGCTGGCTCTCAGTTATCACACGCAGAATGTGCATATAAAAATGGAATGCAAGATATGTTTAGATATATCGAAGCAATGGTATCAAATAATGACTGAAGAACAATTTATATTAAGAGCAAGATCATATGTTCAAGGCAATGAAGGATATAAAAACTATGTATACAAAGATAGTCGTGGTTTTTTGTCTATGGGATATGGTCATAAACTAACAGCAGAAGAAAAAAAGAAATACAAATTAGGAGATTTAGTTGATGAAAAAATACTTGAAGATTATTGGGAAAAAGATTGGAAAATTCATTACAACGCTGCGAAATCAATTGAAGGATATGATAAACTTAGCCTTCAGCAAAAAGTAGCAATAATTGATTTAACATTTAATATGGGTGTTAATTGGGTTACAAAGTTTCCTAATTTAATACAGAACATTAAAAAAGCTTCGTTGGCAGAAAACAATATAATGAAAGATTTATATTTATCAAATGCTGCTAATGAACTTAAATATAAAAATTATAAAGAAAATAATTTAGAGTTATCAGAGTATTTTGGTCAAGTAAAAGGCAGAGCAATAAGAAATTATCAGTTGTTATTAAATGATTATTTTGATTGGGATGATTATGCTGATCC